AAGAAAAACAGTAAACGTAGAGGAATTAAGACTCTATGCAAATGAAATGCTCAAAGCAGATCATGGCAACGCACCATGGCGCAATGGCATCATTTTAATGATTGAACGTGTATTACATGACTCAGGTAATTACAGAGGATTCAATTACTTGTTTAGTGTTGATTGCCCAGACGGTGTACGTCCAGGAATACGCAATATACCAGGCACAACGCATGGTGTTCCGGATGATTACGAAGAACGTTTTAAAGATACAGATTGCACGAGACGGTTCTATTACTAATTAAAAACCATTTGCAATTCCAAACTTAGTTTGCTATAATATGTTTTTACTTACACAACACGCGGAGCGCACAATGTCTACTACTTATAACTTCCCTGAATTTGATCTTAGCGATGGCGATTACTTTGATCCAGAGGATCGTGCAGTCTGGGATGAAATCAACAAGTCAATTGTATATGACTTTGAAACTGTTGAAGAAGACATGGCAGTTTACGGCTATGAAGACGTAACAGAAGAAGAGATAGACGCCTTTACAGCCGGTGCAGAGTATGCTTTTAGCAAGATGAATGAAGCATTAAAAATTGCAGGTATCAACGCTCAAGTATGTTATCTAGACTTAGTTGATGGTACTGGTTACATCTTAACCCGAGTAGACGAAAGTCCAGAAGACTTTGTGAACAGAGTACTTGGAAACGTTACGGTTTAAATATCATTTGCATACCAGCGCATAGTTTGTTATACTATGCGCTTACTAACAAGCAATGCGGAGCACAAAATGTCAAAAGTTATTATTAAACTTGCCCCAACTAAACTACTCGCAGAACTCTACTTTGCGGAAAATAAAGTTAAGTATGCCAAAGCCTGGTTGCCATTATACACTCAACACTACCCAATCACATTGACTGAAGCTGGCATTGAAGCAGCTGAAGAGGCGTTTGACTTAACTAACAATCCAAGTCGCGAAGAAGATCGTAATAGATTTTATGGAAGACATCGTTCAGTGTCAGTGGGCGATGTAGTAGAAGTTGATGGTACTGATTACTTATGTGACTCATTTGGTTGGGTTGCGATGTAATTACTACTTGCAACACCAAAATAAGTTTGCTATAATATGTTTTTACTTACACAAACTGCGGAGCACGTTATGATAAATGAACTTACAGCAAGAGTAGCAGTACAACTTGGACTCGAAGCTCAAGACAGACTTACAAAGACTCTTACAGAGTCTGTAATCAATCAAATCGACACTATAATTAGAGCCACAGCTGAAACGGGCGACACATATGGTCAGGTTGATGTTGTTCACAACATTGGCAAATGGAATCGCTCTAGAAGTAAGGATGCAGTTTATATAGACGCACCAAGTATGTGTGTATTAGATAATGTTGTAGAAAATATCAATCGTCATTATGACGAACTTGAGTTTCAAACAGAATTTGAATTGGTTAACGACCACCCAGTAACATCTATCTGTTGGGAATAGTTATGTTGGTTTAAACAGTTCTTTACAAGTCAGTTTTAATTTGCTATAATATGTTTTTACTTACACAAACTGTGGAGCGTAATATGTTAAATGAACTTACTGCAATACAAGCAATTGAACTCGGCCGCGAGGTTCAAGCTATTATGATAGAGAAACTAACAGAGTCTGTGATTGCTCGTATAAACGGAGTAATTAAACTAAAAGCTGAAAACGGTCACACATCCGGTGAAGTTGATGTTGTTCACCATGTTGGTGTATGGCGGCACACTAAAGGTAAAGACACAGTGTACTGCGAAGCACAGACACAAGAAATATTAGACTATGTTATAGAAAACATCGATCGTCATTATGAAGAACTTGGGTTTGACACAGAGTTTGAATTTGTTAGCGATGACCCTGTAACAACTATTTGTTGGGGGTAGCTGATGTAAATAGTTCTTTACAAGTCAGTTTTAATTTGTTATAATATGTTTTTTTAAATTGCTTTACTTTTTTAATTTTATTTAGGAGTGTACAAAATGACTACAACTATTGAATCTACAGTTCCTGCTACTACAACTGCGGAAAAAACATTTACTGTCGCAGGGGTATCTTGCTTAAAAGGTGAGTACAAAGTTAGACACGCTAACAATTTAGATCGTGTGAAAGTGCTACAAGCAAACGAACACACTGACATACGTTTAATTGAGTTGCCTAACGCAATGACTAAAATGGAAGCAGTACAATACTTAATTAGCTTACCAACTAATGATGAAATTGAAGACGAATCATTAAAAACCTTCTTTGAGGACATTGATGCACAACGAGCGTTTGATGACTTCTTATCAGCTAAAGCTCCTAAGCCACCAAAACCAGCTAAAGCTCCTAAAGAGCCCAAAGTTAAAAAAGCAGTAGCTGAGGTAGTTGAGGATCTTGTAGAGACTCCAGTTGACTTAACTGACTTGTATGAGTCAGTAGGGCTTGTTCCTCCGACTGTATATGAAGATGCAGTTGCTGAAGAATTTGATACAGAAGATCAACCTTTCTAAAAAGTAGTACAAATGCCGTAAGGGTGCAGTGCAGGTGATACCTGATTGAATTGAACTGCATCTTTTAAACTACTCTAATCAAGTAGGCGGCATTAGTTTTAAAACTAAATAGATTACAAGATTGTAACAGAATATTTAATCCGTTCTTAGCATAAAGGTAATGCCAGGTCCTCATAAGACCCACTATCTCAGTTCGACCCTGAGGGAACGGATTAAATGTTTTGTAATAATACAGTTAACAACCATTTTTATACTTGAGTAACTCAGTTGGCCAGAGTTGGGGCTATTTGCATGCCCCCAGTAACAGTTGTGCCGTTAACACTATAATCGCGATATAGTTAGGAACAATCAAACTGCCCTGCATGCCCGGGGAGACGCGCGGTTCGAATCCCGCCTCAAGTACCTTCTTTATGGAACTATAGTATAACAGTAGTATGCAGGTCTGCAAAACCTTGCGGTGCCGATGCAAATTTGGCTAGTTCCTCCAAAATTTAAGCATATTAGGGTTTGCGTTTACAGTTATCAAAATGGTATCGTTTCATATTTCCACCTCTTCCTATTTTATTACAGTAAGGGCAGGTTAATTCAATTTTTTGTTTTCCCTTCATTGCGGCACTTATGTTAGCTTTATGATTAGCTGATTTAAGTATACCAGTTTTAGCAGAACTTATGTTAGATTTATGATTATCTGAAAGTTGTTTACCATTATGCGCAGACCGCATCTTAGATTTAGTTTCCTCTGAATGTCTTTTTCCTGTATTAGTAACACTTAATTTAGCTCGTGTTTTGGATGAAACAACTCTTCCTGTATTTGTAGAACTTAGCTTAGTCCGCATACTATCTGGCATACTTTTACCTTTGTTAGGCGACGGCCTTCCTGTAAGAGATGCACTTATTTTAGCCTTATGTTCATCTGATATAGTTTTTCCTTTATTAGCAATACTGGCTGCTATAGAAAACTTTCGTCTAAGCCATCCATACAATTTATTTGTAATTCTACAATTACCCATCATATTAGCCGCATACACTAATTTATGATTATGTGGGTAGATTTTTACAAGTAGCTGATGTGCTACATAATGAGCCTCGGGAGTTAATAATACTAAGTTACTTGGATTGTTAGAACCGCCCATACAACGAGGAATTATGTGATGCTTTTCTGTATAGTCTGCAATCATATCTTTTGCAGTTAATTGTTCATATATCTTTTGATAGTTCATTGTACTTCTCCATTTATAAAAGAAGAGGTGAAAGTGTTGAATAAATACATTGCTGGTACTCCTATATAGTATTAGAGCCGTTAGATATTCCAGTATCGTGAACGGCTTTTTTATTTATCAAAAATCAAATCAGGTTCCAACAACTGTTGCTAAATTACGCAACAAACAACAAAAAAACTCCAAAAAAAAGCATAGGATACCTGCGTTTTAACGCGGGTATTTTTGTGTTTAATGCTACACTATACACAACACAACACGCGCTAAATACGCAACGAAAAGAGCGTATTAACTCTTTACAATCCAACACAACTTTGTTATAATATATTTTTACTTACAACACAGGAGCAAGTAGCATGGCCTTAAAAGAAACTAACAAAAACAAAACAAAACCTGCAGAGCCGGTATGTTGCGGACAAGGGTGTAACAATCATGAGAACATGAAGCCTGGCATTAAACCAGTGTCAGTAGATAAAACGTGTAAACTAGATAACCAAATTGTATTTGGATTTATCTTAATTGTAGGCGGTGTATTCTTACTGCTCAACGCGTTTATATTCCCATTACTATAACGGAGACACTATGAAACAAACTACATTGGCATTAGCTATTATAACAGCGTTGGCATTAACGGCTTGTGGCGAGAGTGCTGAAGAAAAGCAAGCCAGGCTGATGAAAGAGCAACAAGCACAGATCCAACAGCTCCAGGCCCAACAAGTACAACAGGCCCAGATCCAACAGCAACAACAATTCCAACAACCCCAACAGTATGCACCGCAGCCTCAAGTTATTCAACAGCCTGCAGCTCCTGTTGTAGTACAAGCCCCACATCAAGATAACACCTTAACTAACTTGGCTACAGGTGCGTTGATTGGGCACGCATTGTCAGGTGGGTTTAATGGCGGCAGTAATAGCGCACCGGCTGAACGTATTGTAGAGCATAAGACAGTTATTGTAAATAACCATCCAGCCCCTGCAGCACCTACTACATCGTTTGCCCCACCCCCTTCTCCAGTAGTACAAGCTCCGGCTCCTGCGGCGCCAAGAGCAAGTGGAATGGATATGAACAAGCTATCGCAGTCCTCTAGTTATGCACCACGTCCAAGTACCCCTGCTCCTAGAACATCTAGCAGTATGAATATGAGTCGTTTATCAAGTAAACGATAACTGCCTATAGCTCAAATGGACAGAGCGTTCCCCTCCTAAGGGAAAGGCTATGGGTTCAAGTCCCGTTAGGCAGGCCAACTTTGATATAAAAACTACTTGTATACCAGTGCATAGTTTGTTATACTATGCACTTACTAACACACAACTAGGAGTACACAATGGGATATCGTTCAGACGTTGCAATTAAGATCTATGGTAACAAAGAAAAAGTACAAAAGGTAAAAGACTTTGCTGATGCTGAGTTGATTAAGTTAGACGATGAGCAACAAGGCTTCATTAAAGATTTAATAAACCAGTCCGAAGAGTATTTAGATCGTAGCCTTTGGGAAGATGACGAAGATGAAGATGAAGCATCGTTTTTCTTCTTTGCACAATGGGTTAAATGGTACGAAGGGTATCCGGATGTAGACTACTTTGACGCTATCTTTAAGAAAGCTAAAGAGATTGGTAAAAAAGAGGATACTGAAACTACAGACGATGACGATTCTATACTGTATGGCGAGTATGTTAGAATAGGTGAAGACATGGATGACAACGAAGAAGACCGCTTCAATACTGGCATGGACGATCAAGTAACCATTAGACGTTCAATTGAGTATTGATTTAAATACCATTTGCAAACCAACAAACAATTTGCTATAATATGTTTTTACTTAAACACCTGTGGAGCTTACTATGCCATCAATACAAGAAAAAATCACTACTGACATCCACAACACATTTGCGAAGTATGGGTTTGAACCAGTAACTGTTAAATCAGTTAGCAACATGGGTTATTGGAGCATTCAACGTCCAGATGACTTAACAGAGTACGGACGTGTAGGATTTAACTTCCAAGGTAGCTACAACATCTTTAGCATTAAGATTGGTGATCGTAAAATTGAAAGCCAACCCGGCCGTGCAGATTACTTTGACTTTCACATTAACACAAGTGAAAATGACAAGTATCAAAACTTTAAGGAAGTTTTAGCTAAAGAGTTGTTTGAATTGAACTACGAATTAGATAGTGAGGTTGCAGCATGATTCCAGTAGACGCAGAAGTTATTAGACACTCAACATCTGGGTACACAGTTAAACTGTATGTACCTGTGCCCAACCAAGTTAGTATGGATAAGTTCTACTTTACAGGTGATTCTAAGACCCAAGCTATATCTAAAGCCAGGGCTAAAGCAAGAGCATGTGGTTACAAATTAAATATGGTGATGTAATGAAAGCATTAACGGTTCTCGTGTATATCGCATGGCTTGGTGTATTAGCTATGTTAGTATGGAGAGTAATTGATTTAAATACTACTTGCGTTATCAATAGCAGTTTGCTATAATATGTTTTTACTTACACAATAACTGGAGCACACTATGTCAAAATTTAGTAACACACTTGATCAGTACATTGAACAAGAAGACATTTGGCACTTTGAAGGCGAAACAGGTGTTCGCAACTTGAAGGAAATTATTTCAACAATTGGGTATAGCGGCTACGGTGGCGTATTAGAAAACTTCCTAGCTGACAACAGTGGTTGCATTGAAGCAATGATTGAATGGATCAAAGCTAATGACTACTCAGGTGATTGGGATATGTTAGTATCAGCAGAGCTTGCTCCAGTTAAAGAAGACGAAGAAGAGGATGCAGAATGAATCAAGAACTAGTTGATAAAGTGTTAGCACAGATTGTAAGTGATGTTAGGTTCCAAGACTACACAGCTATTGAAGAACTGTTAACAGCTATTCCTGAACACCTATTAGTAGGGTTCCTTGTAGAAGGTGATGTGTAATGGCTAATAAGTTTGTAAACGATTTGCGTAAAGGTGATGCAGTTATTGTTGAAACTGGAGTCCTGCAAGTAATTAGAGAGCTTCATCCAGCCGGCGGCAAGAATGTAGCCATTGAGTTTAACAATGGCAAAACAATGATTGTGGGCCTAACTACATTAGTACCAGTGGTATCAAGTAAAGTTGACACTAGCCTGTCAGTTGAAGAAGTGTATAACATGGTGTTAGATGATAATATGTCGCTAACTGAATTTACTGTATGGGTTGCGGCCCGTGGCAAATAAGAGGACTACAATATGAAACAATGGTTTAAAGAATTTGTTCACAATGCTATCGTTCACCCATTAATGATGTTCATGCCTGCAAAGTATGCTAACTGGTTACATGATCGTAATGCTACATGGACATTTAACTTAGGACGTTACGACGAGCTACAGCTCGAAGGTAAGGAGTAGGTATGTATTTGATTCCAATAGCAAAGCAGTATCCAAAAAATGTATTGCCATTGCAGTTTAAGTTACGGTTGTTTCACAAATTGCCTCAACGTACTATGCGCACCTCGAGTGGCAGAACAATGCCAGCACCACGTACAAACGGTCCTGTGACATATTTGCAAGTAGCATGGGTAGAGGACCAACGAGTTAAGAAGACTATTCGTATGACGCGAATAATGTTCCGCATGGGAATGAGAGAATGGAGTGCATCTATTAAGCCTAACATTCACCCTGAGCACGTTATAGCAGACAACTGATGTAAAAACCATTTGCAAACCAGCGCATAGTTTGTTATACTATGCGCTTACTAACAAACAATTAGGAGCACAATATGCAATCGTTACGCAACAAGTTATTTCCATCAGGCGACTACACATTAGGGTTTGCTATTGTGGATGCAATTTTAGTAGTATTAGTAATCACTTTAATAGTAATTTAGGAGCGCGTTATGTTACATGAAACAAGACTTGGCAAAACTATGCACGGCGTGTGGAAAGCAGAATCAAATGTAATGCTTGATGACACATTATGCTTCACTTTAACAACAATGAAACGCGCATCAGGTTCAGTAGTTACTTCAGCATCCGTTGCTAAACGTGAAGGTAACTTCTATACACACAGAATGTATGAAGACTATAGCCGTCAACTTGAGAGTCACAAGTATTCAAGGGTCACTGCTAAAGTAATTGAAACTCAGCACATTGGCGTGTTAAGTGGTATCGATGAATACATTAACGAAGCCCGTGCAAAATACGGCATTGAACTAATTTACGCTTAGGAGATTACTATGGGTTACTGTGTAACGATTAAACATTCAACTGCAACTATTCCAAATAAGAATCGTGACGAGGTATTACAGATCTGGAAAGATCTTAACAAGCCTGAAAATGATCATCTCAAACGCGGCGGTGCATATCGCGATGGCGAAAAGCATACTGCGTGGTATTCATGGATGCCTGCAAACTATCACGAGACTGTTGAATCAGTAGAGGACGTACTCACTGAGTTAGGGTTCGAGACTGAGCTTGGACCATTTGGCGAAGTGCTAATTTGCAATTACGATAGTAAACGAGGCCAAGAGGAGTTATTCTTTAAACGGGTAGCTCACTTAATGACAGGGCAGATCCAATGGGAAGGTGAAGACGGCGGTACATGGGTCTGGGACTTAGGTAACAAAGATACGGTAACACTTGAGTAATAAACCATTTGCAATCCAGCGCATAGTTTGTTATACTATGCGCTTACTTACTTAGTTTAGGAGCAGTTATGCACTATCATTACAACCAATTCAAAAACAAACTAGCCGCTATGAGTTGGGAACAACTTGAAGCCATGTTTGAGCAGTACAGTGAAATGCAATCAAGATCAGTTGGCGATGAACTTAAACTGGAAATGATTGCAATTGAACTTGACACACGCGAAGCTGATGATGACTTTGAGAGAGTGAGATATGATGTCTACGAATACTAGTCCTATGAGCAATGACGACATTGCAAGCAAACTACACGATGTATTAGAGATACTTGACACTGTATATGATACACTAGTTAGTGGCACTAATGACGAGCTTATTACTTCAATTGATGAAGCAACTGAGTCTGTAGCAAGCGCGTTATGGTTAATACACAAAGAAGTCCAATCGCGTGTAATACGCGAGTCGTATGAAGGCAGTGTATGTCCAGATTGCGGAGAAGAGATTCCAACTGATGTAGTAAACGGAAAAGCGTGTGAGAATTGCGGACACGTATTTGTTGATCCTAGACTTAATGACGATATAGGTGCATAATGATAAACACTGCAATGACTGTGAAAAAAGACGAGTACAATGTATTCACTTCTAAGTTAGCCGATAAGTGTAGAGAACAAGGTAGTGTATTAGTTCAGTTACGTAACAACACCATTGTAAGTGTTAAGCTGTACGAAGACCTTGAAGACGATACTGAAACAGTACACTTTACATCAGTTGATCATGACTATACGTGGCACTTAGATGGCTCTAGTTTTAAGAGCTTTAACTATGATATTATGATGATGGGCAGTAACAACTTGTTATCCAATCGTTGGGGAGATTATTTATAATGGCTAGAGCAAAAAAAATGTTTAGAGTAGTATCAACTCGTCACCGTAGCGGCACTACGTCTGCGATAACAGCAGAATTAGATGTGCTAATCCACGCACACGCTTACACATTGGAATGCGGCGCAAGCTGGCAACATGAAAAGGGTAACAAAAAGATCAATCAAAAACCTAAGAGCATCGCGTCTCTTATCACTAACTTAAACAATGCTGTAAACAACACTGCGGCTAATGGCTATGCAAGTATAAGTTATCATTGGGAAGAGGCAGAAGCTTAATGGCTACAATGGTTACACAAAAGTGCCAACGATGTAAGAATCCGTTTGAAGCAAGGCTTGCAGATGTAAAGCGAGGGTGGGGTAAGTTTTGTTCTAAATCCTGCAAAGCTATTAAGCAAGAAGCTCGCACTGGCCAGTACAAAAAGATCCTTAAGGATCGTCACTATCATACCGAGTACGGTGGTATACCATCTTATGATAAGAACGGCGAGTATGAAGGGTTTACTGCAATATGGACTGATGAAGATTTTGATAGTCCAACTTTTAGGTAATTACGGATATGCCAAGTAAAAGAACAATAATTGAAATACTTTTTTTGGTAGCGTGGTTTCTCTACGCTACCATTTCTTATGAGTATGAACTCATACCTGCTCCGGGTGTAGTGGATATGGGCAACGGCGTTTATCTTTACACCATTTAACTGCGTTAATTTTGCTGTAAAGTTTAATATTTTACAGCAAAAAATCATGTGTTAAAGCTGGTATCCAGCGCGTAAATTATAAAGTAATACAATGTATTAGCAAAAACAAAACAAAACAAAAAAGGAGATTATATGTTAAACTCAATATCAAGCGTATCAGCAATACTATCAGATGCCAAATATGTTATGGAAGTATTCGCTAAACAAAAAGAAGCTCAACAACCTATTGTTACTCCAGAGAAAGCATTGCATTCTACACAAGTGATGAACAAGGTGCATAACGATCAATTAGCAAAAGATCCAACGTGGATTAATGGAGTTCACTGCCATGGCTCACTTAGCCGACATAACTACACATACTCTTATACGGGTCAAACACCAGTTGCAATCCAGTAAGTAATTTGCTATAATATATTTTTAGTTAAACAACAAAGGAGCATTATGTCAAAGGCACACACTAAAGAAATTAGTATCTATTTAGAAGATGTCCAATGGATCGATCTACGTTATTTTAGATCGTGGTTAGAGAAACATGATGCATCTGAAGCAGCAACAATGCATCAAATCGTTGATAAGTTATGGCATGGAGATACTGACATCAATTGGAGATCCATGCCTGCAATCAAACAATGGCTTATGACTATTGAACATGATGTTGCAACAAAATTGTATGATTTAATTGAACACTTGCAAGATAGGGTGTTAGATACAGATGTACTAACACCTAAAGAAATCTATGGTTGGGAAATTAATGATACAGCTATAGAACACACCCCTAAACACCTTAAGTTGGTTGTTAGCAATTACTTTAGGCCTCTCGAAAGAATTGATCAGCCTGCAAAGCCTGACCCAGTATTAACTTTGGTATAATTACCACTTGCTTACCAGTGCATAGTATGTTATACTATGCACTTACTAACAACAACTGCGGAGCGCACTATGCAATACACACGTGAATATCTAATTAGATTAATCGATCGTAGCTACTCTTTGATTCAAGAGCCTGGGTTGTATTCAGATGCTGAACAAATAGAATTGCTTGATGATTTGCAAGATGCAATTGATGCCGAAGTTGAAATTGCAGATACCTGGGAGTAATCATGAAACGAGTATTGTTAGCATTAGCTTTATCATCTAATGTAATGGCTGAGCCATTAGTTACTATTCCAGCATACAAAGACCCTACTGGGTTTTATGCACACGTTCGCTGTTCAGGCCAGAACCTATACGAAGTATGCCCGACTAAACTTGAAGTGAACTGTTGTGTAGAGGCACAAGCCCCCAAACAGATTCACTTGCCGCGCACAGATACACGAGCGCAACTGCGTAAGATTGACCCAACCGCGGACTACCGCTATAACTATCGAATTCAATAACTAAAAGGAACACATGAAACAACACGTAATTACCGCTATCAACATCTTCTGTTACTTTACTACGGCTGCCATATTATCAGCGTTTATATGGGTGTTTACAGGCCCGGCTGATACTAGCCCAGAGGGTGAACAATTTCATCAATGTATGGACACAGCTAAGACATTAGCACCAGACGCTGATACTAAGCTAATGATCCAACGTGGATGCTTTGGTAACTACTTAATTGGTGTAGGCCAACAGATTGGCAAATCCGAATAGCAAATATACGGCGTAGTAGTGATTTCTACTACGCCATCCCTCTTTAAGGAACTATCATGCACTTTATAACATTAAAAAGAGTAGTCAATAAATCAACAGTACAAGTAGACACATTTGAAATAGACATTAGAGTAAAAGACATTGTAGCATTTCATGATGGCCTGATTGTAGTAGGCGCCCATCAGTTCCATGTAATTGAATCAAGAAGAGACATCCACGATAAAATTCGTAAAGCAGATACAACATGGGAATAATTCCGACTAACCCGCCACCGAGCATGCCACTGCAGACATTGCAAAGTTCATATTTTTCAAGTCCTGTGATTAGCAACAGCCATATGCAAGAGTTAAGGACAGGACTTAGCGAACAAATTATTAAGCCAGTACTTAAATGGGCAGGTAGAACGATGTTAAACTTAGACCTAGCTCCTAGGTCACAAAACAAAATGTCATTTGACGAAGCTCAAATGTATATTCTCTTTTGTAAACACAATGGATACAAGAACTGGAGACTTCCAACGCGTGAAGAATGGGAAACTATTAACGGTTGGGAGACACCTGTATGGTTAGTTGAAAAGGACAACGTAGTAACGGATAAAGACTGGTATGCACAACCAGTACGGGACAAGAAATGATAGAGCTAGCGCCACATGAGCTATGGAAGTATGACGTAAACAAACATGAAGCTAGGCTGTACATATTCATGCTTAAAGGCTATAGAATGGGTACATTAGGAGAGATGCAATCATTAATCGACGCTATACGAGAAGTTGATCATGAAATGTGGGACGCATGGACACTAGATGCAATAGATAGCGACGCTATACCAGACGACGAAACCGGAACAGCTATACCACTGAGAGATATAACATGATAGAATATGGAAAGAAATCAGAAAACGATTTAAACTACGATGCGGCATTTATGTATTGCTTTTGGCATGAGCCAGTGGGCACTTGGAGGCTTCCGACTGAGCAGGAATACTTCCAAAAGATGCGACTAAAACACCCAAGTAGTATAATTCCCACTTGGTATGAAGATAGAGATCAGCTTGCAGAGAAAGTACATCAACAACCTGCTAAAATGCGAGTAGTGCCTGTACGATCGCTATGACCCAGGTTAGTTACTATGCTAATAATATAAGGTTTCACCATTTGATTGAAGTAGCTCCAACGTCTAATGAAATGATGACGTACGACCATGCTAAGATGTATATCATGTTCTATGAACACAATGGACATAGAGATTGGAGGTTGCCTACGTTACAAGAATGGCTAAGCCATAATCCGCCATTGATAGGGTGGGATGATCACGGAGAACATATTAGTGATATAGTTCGTTATGTAACCCCAGTAAGAGACCTATGAAACTTGAACTAGCTCCTCCATCTATTCAACTACACAGAGATGAAGCATTCCTATATGTTTGGACGTGTACACACAACAACAAGTATGACTGGCGTCTGCCTACCCTACATGAATCAAGCAAAAATAGTCTTACTGGCTGGAATGAATATGACTTATATGTATTTGCACATGAGATATCATACGACCCAATCTATTGGACAATTACCCCAGTGAGAGACTTATGATTGAATTAGCTCCAGTATCTACAGAAAGGATGACCTATGACAATGCTAAATTGTACATCCTGTTCTATGAATATAATGGCTATAGAGATTGGCGTCTGCCTACATTCACTGAATGGATCACCCGCGACGATGTATATGGGTGGGATGATACAGAACCATCAATTGATTATGGTCCAAAACTTCGTGTTGTAACCCCAGTGAGAGACTTATGATTGAAATAGCCCCAAGATTCGCACAACGTATGACATACGACGAAGCCATATTAAACTTATTCATGTTTGTACATAATGGAAAGAAAGACTGGCGCATGCCTACCGAATACGAATACTACTACGGTACCGCCCGAGCTATAGAGAAGTCGTGGCATCGCGAAAAAGTAGATGAGTTTACTAACTGGTACTTAACCCCTGTGAGAGATGTCAAATTTGTTTACATACCCAGCATAACGTGTTATAATAAAGACATACTGTTTAATAAGAGATACAGATGATAGAACTAGCACCTAAAGAACTATGGCTTGAACAATCTACACAAAACGAAGCATTGATGCACATATTCTTCCAAAAGGGTTATCGCTTGCCTACATTTGAAGAACTACCTCAAATGAGACAAATACTAAACCGAGAAGTAATATTAGTGTGGACTGAAAACACAGTACGTGACCCATTGTTTGAAATGTTTGATCTAGATAACAGGTCATTGCTTCCGTTTAAAGCTAAAGTTATTCCAGTGAGGGATGTATGTTAGAGTTTGGACCGAGATTAGAAAGAGGTATCAACTCGTATGAGTTAATATCTCAAGGCATTAACTCATATGATGATGCGTTTTTGGCCTGTTTAACATGTGACCATAGGGGATATTATGATTGGCGTTTACCAACCAGAAAAGAGTATTTTGACGAGGATTTAATGTCTGGAGCGTGGTATGAAAGCAAGCCATCATGGCGCAGAGCATGGTATGTAGTACCAGTGAGGGATAAATGTTAGAAATAGGCCCATGCTCATCTCACACACTAATATTAGATGAAGCCTGGCTATACTGTATTACACTAGAACATAACGGACATAGAGATTGGAGATTGCCTACTTGGCAGGAAATGAATAGCCATCAAATGCGAAACTGTAGAGGCTGGACGAACCCGTACTATCTTAGTTCTAGTCTTAGCCAAATGCTTGTTTACCCAGTGAGAGATTTATGATTGAAACAGGATACCAATCAGCACAACAATTAGAGTATGACGAAGCACTGCTGTATTGTTATACCTGTACCGATAGACAAAAATATGACTGGCGTATGCCTACATCAAAAGAACACAACCACTTCCCAGCTACTACTTGGCATATTGATAGAATACCCGATATGGTCCTATGGATGGAACTTTATGTAATTCCAGTGAGAGATAAAGATGTTTGAACAAGCACCTATGATCAAGTATGTTACTATAGACGAAGCTGAACTGTACACGATGACGCTAACCTATAACAATCACTACGATTGGAGGCTCCCTACTATAATAGAACTACGTCACGCTACGCCTGATATATCCAAACGCCCAGTATGTTGGCATCAGCATGATCTTATGGGTCAGTTGGATGATATGAAATGCGCATTGATCCCAGTGAGAACTATATGATTGAATTAGGACCACATGACGACTGCTTTGTAACGATAGACGAAGCAATGTTATACATCTATACCCTAACCCACAACAACAAATATGACTGGCGTTTTCCGACAGCAGCAGAATATGATGACACTGATGAGATGCCTCCTATGACCTGGCATAGCACCTGGTATGACTATACCGTACATTACGCTAATGATTCAGAACGAGCAGTTTACCCAGTGAGAGATATAGATGATTGACATACACACAAACAGTAAACTGGTCTCATACACAGAAGCCGAACTATATGCTTGGACTTGTACCAATCAAGGCTATTATGATTGGCGATTACCTAACTTTGATGACCCTATACCATTCTTTATGCAAACCGAATGCTGGATTTCCTATACGTTGCCATATACTGATTACTTCGCAGAAGGCAGAACAATAGTAGTAGTGAGAGATAAAGATGATTGAAGCTAAACTTGTATCACACTCAAAATCGTGTGAAGAAGCTGAACTTTACATTTGGACACTAACACACGAAAACAAGTACGATTGGCGTTTTCCAACACGCGATGAATGCGTAAAACTTACAGGTGGTCCAATATGGTGTGATTCACTAATCAAAAGTCCATATATAGAGCCACTCGACCGCTTTTATTTAATAGCAGTGAGAGATACAGATGCTTGAGTTTGCTAGTCAATCCCATTTACTCCCTTATTACGAAGCTTGGCTTTACTGCGTTACTTGTACTCACAACAACAAGTATGACTGGCGATATCCTACTATTGGAGATGTATGGGAGCATCCGCAGATTCTCAAGAATAATTTTACACCACCATACGACTTGTTCTACATAACCCCAGTGAGAACTCAAGATGATTGAACAAGCTACTACTAAACGGCGTGACTTCTCATATGACGAAGCTTGGCTATACGTAGCCACTTGCACCCATAAAAAGAAATACGATTGGCGCATGCCTACTATGCTAGAACACTTTGGAAGAAAGTATCGACCTCTGATACTTGGACAATGGTATGAGCGAGACTATTTTGAACACCGAACATACGTAACCCCTGTGAGAACAAACGATGATTGAAGCAGCCCCTATGTCACATTTAATGCCATACAACGATGCATTCTTATATGCGATAACTTGCACCCATAACGACAAGTATGACTGGCGAATGCCAACTGCTGGCGACTTCTCCAATAATGTTAAACTAAGAACAACTGATCAACGCCGCAACATACAATTTTGTCCTATCAGAGGATCAAGAGATGATTGAACTAGCCCCACGAACACCGGAACTTATGGACTATGACCTAGCTTGGCTATACTGTATTACACTTGGCCACAATGACTGTTATGACTGGCGTATACCAACAGCCGACGAATATAAGAGTTCTCGGTGTAGTTTGTCTTGGCATGAAACTAGATATATGTTCCTAGATCCATTATATCATGTAACCCCAGTGAGAACTAACAATGATTGAACAAGCCCCTAAGACTACTGACAAATTTGATGCCTATAGTGCCGAAATTTACATATACACTTGCACACACGACAACAAGTATGACTGGCGAATGCCTACTATAAGAGAATGTGCAGACTTGATTATAACCGGTAGTTGGAATGCTAGTGATTTTAACCATATGACAATGTCCCCACATAGGTGGAAGGTAACCCCTGTGAGAACTAACAATGATTGAATATGGCCTTAAATTAGAAAAAGTCGTAGCCTATGACACAGCTTGGTTATACTGCGCTACACTAACACACGACAACAAGTACGACTGGAGATTACCAACCAACACAGAATGGCATAAGTTCTTTAGACAAGACCCAGTTGCACCAAACTATTCACGGGTTTGGTATAAAGATAGACTCACACCATATCAGTGGTATTGCTTACCGGTGAGAACTAACAATGATTGAACTTGCTATACGACCTCAAGAAGAAATGGATTACGATACTGCATGGCTGTATTGTCTAACACTTGACTATAACGGACATAAAGATTGGCGATTGCCTACAGGAACTGAATATACTACTACGGATGCGCTATCATTTAGTTGGTTTGAAGAAAGAAAAACCGGCGAAAGATGGGTATGCCAACCAGTAAGGACTATAAATGATTGAACTAGCCCCAGAAGCAAAAGAATATATGAACTATGACACCGCCTGGCTATACTGCGCTACGCTAACCCGCAACAACAAGTATAACTGGCGATTACCGACTCATAGAGAATACAACAGATCCCTACTTATAATGAATTGGTTTGAAGATAGATATCGTATCTTGGGATTGGGCGATGCGCGTGACCTTCATGTAACCCCAGTAAGGACTATAAATGATTGAACTAGCACTACAAACACAACAAGAAATAACTTATGATCTAGCTTGGCTATACTGTATTACACTTGACTACAATGGCCATAAGGACTGGCGACTACCAACAGCTAACGAATATAAAAGTTTTCAGTTTACATCAGCTTGGCATGAAGGTAGATTTCAAGTTCTACAAGAATATTATGTACTCTATGTAATCCCAGTGAGAACCTTATGATCGAACTTGCTCCCTACTTATACCAAACGAAACAAGACGATGCGTTCTTATTCATTATTACTTGCACACACAAAGACAAATACGACTGGCGTTTCCCTACTATGTTTGAAATCTTATATAGTGGTATGTTTGAGAATTTAGATCCATGGAGATCTGATAATGTATATCCTAAACTTATTCACTTGATTGACTTGACATACACAGCTGTTCCGGTAAGAGATTATCCTTTTCCAACTAGACCTCCCGGACTTTATGTACAAAAGCAATGAATAAGTAGCTTATCCATAAAAAAGCAACATAATTGTAGCAAAACAAAAAGAAAACAACTTATCCATTGCTTACTTATAGTAAGCAATGACTATAGTGATAATATAAACTCTTTACACACCATAACACACTATAGTATAATAACAAACAGTAACAACAGTCCAAACTATAGTAGCAATACACGCTATACTATAGACTATAGTGATAAACGCTATAGTAAGAGTACAAGAGATCTCTCGTATAGCGTGACTATAGTGAACTATAGTAATAAGACAAATAGGCCCCGCTGTACATATATAGAGATTGATGCTGTACGATGAGAGGCTTTGAATTTTCTTTTGAGATTTGGTAAACAATGAGAAGATTGATGGGAGGCCTATGGGATTTGTGGGGACAAATGGTAAACAATGTGAAAAATACGGTTTTGAGTGGGGTATTCATTGTAGCTACCCCTGCCTCCACCCAGCCAATCAAAACTTCATTAAGTATATAGACAATGGTAAAATAGTGCCAAAATAGTGCTTTACTTTGCCAAAACAGTGTGTTATACTGTGCGCATACTTTAATTTAATAGGAGCGCAACAATGTTCATGTTCATATTCTCCACCGCTGTTACTATAGTAGTAATTGGTATAGTAGTTTGGCTCGGTTGGTTAGTACTCAGTGTGGGATTAATCTGCGGAGGAATATTTGCCTGGGAAGACACGCAGAATATAGCGTGGTTAGGACTATCGGCATTAGGATTGTGCTTTGCAAGCGCGGGATTGCGGTAAACAAACCATTTGACAGTCATACTATACTATAGTATAATATGCACTTACTATAAAACAACGGAGCAACTATGTCTACAGCAACACTACAACCGCGTATTATATCAACAGACATGCCGCGTGCTACTATAGCGCAAAGAGCAGTAGAACCTGCAGTACACGAAACAGATGACCAGATCGTAGATAGGTTACGCACTCGCTTTACTATACTAGAAGACATGACCAAAGCAGTAAAGAAAGGTGATGTACGAGCAATGATAGTAAGTGGACCACCTGGAGTTGGTAAGTCATTTGGTGTAGAAGCAGTGTTATCAAAGAACGACATGTTCGCTGCTATAGCGCAAGATCCGAGTCTAAAGAAGTATGAAATCGCAAAAGGCAATATATCAGCATTAGGACTATATCAATTACTATGGCAATACCGCGATAAGAAGTCTATAGTAGTGTTCGATGACTGTGATAGTGTACTGTTCGACGATATCGCGTTAAACCTGTTAAAGGCTGCGTTAGATAGCGGTCGAAACAGATGGATCAGTTGGCACACAGAATCGCGAATACTGAAAGAAGCAGGTATTCCAAACACATTCAACTTTGAGGGCGGATGTATATTCATTACTAATGTTAAGTTCGATCATGTTCGTAGTAAGAAGTTAAAGGACCATTTGGAAGCTCTTGAGTCACGTTGCCACTACTTGGATCTTACTATAGACACAGATAGGGAAAAGATGTTGCGCATCAAGCAAATCATAAGCGACGGTATGCTTGACAAGTATGAGTTCGAGAACAACGAGCAGCAAGAGATCTTAGACTATATAGACACACATAAGCACAAGATGCGCGAACTAAGTTTGCGTATGGTACTCAAAGTCGCAGATTTGCGTAAGAGTATGCCAAACACATGGGAGTCAGTAGCTTCCGTGACGTGTATGCGACCAAAACGATAATTATCAGTTGCATACTATAGTATAGTATGATTCGCTCCCATACTATACTAACCTCTTACTATAGTGTAAACTCGCTCCTTATACTATAGTTACTTCAAAGACTCAAAATGAATTCGCTCCTCGTTTTGGGTCTTTTTCTTTATATTAAAAACCGGACCCTGTACTCTGGTACTAGGTCGGTCTATAAATGCAAAAAACGGCAAAAACATGGGGCTACAGACCGCTAACGACGCGGGCCAAAAACCAAAGATGAGTCTTAATTATAGGTGCCTGGATACTAAAAAGGCCCCGCTGTACATATCGGACTATGCGCATTATATATGAATATAGTATAACACATATACGCGTGGAAGTAAAGAGTTAATTAGTTCTTTACAAACCATTACTATAGTGTTATACTATACACATATTAACAACTAACGGGGTAAGCAGTATGAAGCTATGTAATGTACCGCAGGACTTATTAGCAAAGCAAGTTATAATAGACACCATTCCAGACATTGCCTCTATAGTAGTAATATCTGGAGTATTAGTTGGATCGTATTATCTGTTTAGGTTATTAAAAGATGAGTTCAATGGATCGGATGTGTTTACCTATGTATGTGTAATGATTGTAGCATGGTTAGGTGGGATTGCGATGATCTCTCACTTGCTCACACATATAGTAACAGCATTCGCCAATCCAGAGTATGCCGCAATGGTTAAGTTTGCCGCAGAGTGCGCCAAATGATCCGCGCTGCCATTCTCGCTACTATAGTAGTAATGCCGGTGAATGCGGATGTATATAGATATACCGGACCGGATGGACGAGTTTGGTTAACTGATCATCCTCCGGTAGTTGTTAAACCAGAAGTCCAAACAGCTGCCAAACCAGTTCGCCAAGACCCTGCTACTATAGTAAAGACTGTGACTAAACCATTAACTCGATGGGAAGTCAATCATTATGTCCATAAAGCCGCAGTTAAGTATGGAGTAGATGAGAAGTTAGTACATGCAGTGATAAAGACTGAGAGTACATATAGGAAAGCGGCAGTGAGTAAGAAGGGCGCAGTTGGATTGATGCAGTTGATGCCAGCTACTGCTAGTAGGTTTGGAGTAAGTGATCGATTAGATGAAAAGCAGAATATAGATGGAGGGGTTAAGTTCCTTAAGTTCTTATTAGATACATTCAAAGACCCAAAGTTAGCGGTTGCGGGTTACAATGCGGGCGAGCATGCAGTGATGCGACATAAGAATAAGATACCTCCATATCCCGAGACAGTGAATTATGTGGGATTGGTGATGGCGGCATACAACGAATAAAAAGTTCTTTACAAACCATATAGCATTTGCTATACTATATACACTTTAATATATACGGAGTTACACAAAATGTCGTTTTTATATAGTTTCACAGTGTTTACTACTATAGTATTGTTAAGCGCAATCGCATTGTTGAACTGGTATGAGATTGTGATATAATTAGTTCTTTACAAACCAAAACTAGTTTGCTATACTATATACAAGTTAAACAACAATGCGGAGCGTGTTATGCAAGCTAAGATAAAACAATTAGTTGAAAAAGCAAACAAGTATGCCATTTGGGAAAACGTGGAAACGGCGTACTATGCTAGTCCGGAGATAGTTGGCTACAATGCAAAGGGCAAACGGGTTCTGAGAAGAGTTGAAAGATTATTGAAAGCGGTTTAAAAACTTCTTTACAAACCAAAATTGTTTTGCTATACTATATGCAAGTTAAACAACAATGCGGAGCGTAAAAATGTACAAGTTACAAATTACTACCACTAGCAACAACATCGTTACTATCTACTTTAACACTAACATCACAGTGTCGGAGTATAAAAATAGAAACACAGGAATTATGGAAACTTCAGTACAAGATGGACGTCACAACAACGGCGGCTGGACAACACTTGAGAGCGCAGAGAGCATTGTGGCGCGTATTGATGCGTTGATTGCTGAAGGCAAGCGGTAAACAAAGTGCTTGCTAATTTGTTTTGTTGCTGTATAATATGCAACAAGTTAGCAAGCAAGCTAATTTAACTAAGCAGTACAATTTAACTTTACTATTTCGGAGCGTACAACATGGCTAAAATTATTACTAACACTATCGCAGAAAAAACATTCACAGTTGCCGGCGTAAGCAACTTAAAAGGTGTGTACAAATTGCGTGTAGCGAACAGCACGGGGCGCGGCAAAGTGTTACAAGCAAACGGGCACACAGACATTAGATTAATTGAGTTGCCAAACGCAATGACAAAATTGGAAGCTGCGGATTACTTGTACAGCTTGGAGTTTGATACAAAGTTAATTGAGGACAACGATCCATTGGCAATATACTTTACGGATATTGATGCGCAACAGGCGTTTGCGGACTTTTACGCTAAAGCTAAAGTGGTAGCACCAACTGTTGCTACAGTAACAGAGGCAGCTGAGGATGTAGACTTTGCTGAAGCAGCTGAGTTACTGGAAGCTGACTTAGCAGTAGCATAAGGCAAAAGGCCCCGCTGTACTATATGTGTATGGCGGGGCGGTTACTTACTTTATTAGGAGCAATAAGATGAGAGACTTCAAAGATCCATTTGACACTGATGACTTGTTGGAAGACAACAAGGTAAAGCTAACTGATCTGCCTGTATTGGAATCAGAAGACTGGGATGCCGATGTAGATGACTTCCTAGGTGAGATTGACGATCACAATTGGGACGATTGGGACTAGACACTCCAAAAAAGTATGGCAAACGGTAAACAAAGTTCTTTACAAGCCGTTTGCTATACTATATAATATACACTTACTTAACAACAACAAGCGTGTACTACTATGCCAAAAACTATTAATCCTGTTGTAATCGCTACCCTCAAACAATGTGTTACTAACTTTAATGCCCAAGCAAAAGAGTATGCTGAAGCAGATGAATGGGACTTTATGGACTTAGCAATTGAAGATGGCAAGTACAACCAAAAGTGTTTACTTAGTTATATGAAGAGTGGCGACTACGATCAGTTAATCAACTCGCTGGTATATCAAGATACGCTACCAAGAGAACGAGTTATATATGCAATGATGGAAGCTGGCTGCTATCCAGAGGGGTGATAAACGAGTAACAAAGTTCTTTACAACCAGCGCATACTATAGTATAATATGCGCTTACTTAACTTAATAGCGTGTATAAAACTATGTCAAATTCTCGTATAGCAACATTAAACTCATTCGTAGCAGCCACTAAAGCAACTGCTATTACCGTCCCATACACTATGTCAACATTCTATCGTCCATGTCCGGGATATGAACTAATCCTAACTGATGGATGGTATAGCTACTTTGCAGACGATATTGAAGTAACGAGTGCAGGTGTTATATTTTACCACGACCTCGAAGGCAACTTACACGAAGCAGAGTGGGGCGATGGCGAGGAGTATAGCATACACTGTGAACTTGAAGTAGCAACCGCATAACTCATAACACGGCGAGCACCTAGCGTGCTCGTTTTTTTGGTCGTCCCTGAACCGGAATGCCGGTCCTATGAGCTACCACCATTTTGGTTTTATTTATCATCGATATATCGGTCCTAGGATATAATCGGCATTCCGGTTCAGGGACGACACGGGGCGCGGAACTGCGATAAAATTACCACTTTACAACCAATACGCAGTTTGCTATAATATGTGCAAGTTAGCAATAGTGCTAACTTATAACTATAGCGTGTATATTATGCAAAAACAACTATATATCCCAAGTGCCGCACGTATTGCTTACATTAACACGCTTACACGCCGTTTGCGTACACAAGCCAAAAACTCTAAATCGTTTCTCGAAACAAACAATGCAATCAACAAGTTCTATGTAGAGGAACTTGAAGCTGCGGACGCAGTAGCGCGTGGCGAATATGTAGAACACGCAGGATAAAAACTGCTTGCTAACTTGTACATAGTTTGCTATAATATGTGCAAGTTAGCAATGTTGCTAACTGTTACAAAACTTTATATAACTTTCGGAGCGTATCGTATGTCAAAATTACTAAAAAACACTGTTAACGCAATTAACGCAATAGTAAACAGCAAAACCGAGGAGTTCAAGCTTCCAGCTTATGTGGTGCTTGCTGATGTTAAACGACGCAACGCGGAAAACGAATGCTTGTACAACGAACAGCAGTTACTTGCTGGGGAAGCGTTGTTAGCAGGTATTGAGGATGTGTACTTATGCAGTAGAGTTTTTTTGAACTACAGACAACGCTTTATTGCAGTTAAAGTCAACGCACCGAGCTTTAAGGACAAAGTAAGTTTACGCGCTGCGAAACTAGATGCGTGGTGCGATGCAAACGGCATTGTTAAGGAGTATACGAGACACGGACACATTGTATACAGAGCTAACACGGACGCACTGGATAACATAAGCACAGTGGCTGCATAGGCCCCGCTGTACATATACACACGCGCAGGCTACACGGTAAACAAAGTGCTTGCAATGCGCGTGTGTATAGCGTATAATATGTTTTTACATTAAAGCAAAACGGAGCGCAAATGCAATACAATAACACTTACCCACAACGCCCATATTGCACTACGTGCGGGGACTTAGAGGTACTATACAACATGGAAACAGATGAGCTTGAACCATGTTGGGATTGTGAGCAAACTGAATCAAATGACTTTAACGATAAAGCGGAGCGTGTATAATGGCAACAGGTATCATGAACAACGAAGTTAAACAAAAACAAGCAGCCGAACTAGCTCAACGCGTAGCAATGTTCTTAGCAACCGGCGGCGCAATTAAAACGACTAAAACGGGACGCAGAGGACGCACAACTGTTTCACAAGTCCACACTCCCCGAGTTGTGGTAGTAGAGAAACAACGATACACATGGGACGAGGCTACACAGGATTTGGCATCAATGGGCTTGTTGGACAAACAGGTAAAAGCTGCTATCAAAGCACGCCGATAGGAGAGCAACATGACTATACAGACGCAGTTGAGAAACCATATTAAGTTTCTAAGTACCTTAAATGAGAACTTAGATGCAATCCACAACTCCATACAAGAGAACAATGAAGTGTTCCGGTTAGTATCGAGTGGCTTCCAAAGACTCCCTGCTAAGGATCGCAAGACAGCTTCGAAAGTAATGTTAGATCAAATATCAATACACACTAACTGCCAGCAAATGGATGTAGTCACAATAGTCGAGCAACTCCATTATACAAGTTTAATCGGTACAGTGAGTACAACGGAAAGTGATGTGTATGACTTAGTGTACTGCATTGATATTCCAACAATGATCAATCGTATGAAACATCAACACGCCAGTTTAATGACAATGTAGAAACTCCGTTGAACGGGCGCAGTGATGCGCTCGTTTTTTTGAACAGTATTATAACCGGCATTCCGGATAGACCCCGCTGTATATGTGTGTACCGGCATTCCGGTCCGTGGTTGAATCAGTTAATCGGCATTCCGGTCCGTGGTTGAATCAGTTAATCGGCATTCCGGTCCAGGGACAATTCCATATGCATCACCGGCATATCGCATACGTGATCACACGGATATAAACTTGTAAAATAAATTTGCATTGTTTGTTGTTTACTGTATAATAAGCATTGTAGCAATATTGCTACGTTAACTTAAAAGTGTATATTATGCAAACATTAAACACAGCAACAAAAAACGCAATTAACACAACAACAGCTAACACAAGCAAAGTGCCCGGAATGTATCCGAGCAACACGAGTATACTGGCACTATTGGCGGACGCTGGGTTTGCCGAAGAGTGGAGCACAACGACACATCCGACGCACGTGGTATTAAAGATAGCAGCGATATACAACGAGCATAAGGCAGCAGTTGAGGACATTTGGAATAACGATGCTGCAATGGATGCGTGTATAGCGGAAGTTGAGGAGCATGCGGACTTAGTGGACTACATAAACTACACGGCACTGCAGGACGCAGTGTTTGTGTACGATTGCTTATGCTGCAGCGGACTATAGAGTAACACGAAGCACACGGACGTGCAAACAAACTAACTTAATGATAATTTGGAGCGTAAAGATGAAAACGGTACAAGAATATACAGCAGTATTGAGCGCAAGACTAATTGATACACGAAGCCGTAGACAAGCCGAACGCACACGGGATGCCATACTACGCGAACGCCGCGAGAATAAAGAAACAATGAAGTATGCGGACTTTGTGGCGCTTAGAGCTAGCGCGTTAGTAGACTAATTGGAGAGCGAACAATGACTACGCTATTTGTTTTGAAAGTTATGATGTTTATTGGCGCACAGGAAATTGAGAACACATTCATATATCCAACTGAAGCGGAGTGCCAACAACACCGGGCGATGGAAGTACAGCTACTAGACAGACTGAACGAAACGGTACTAACAGGGTACGCGACACGATGCGATGTGGCAAAGGACAGTGATATGGTTAACACGAAGTAGTGATTTGTGAACTAACGGGCACTTCGGTGCTCGTTTTTTATGGCATGTCATTATTCGACATATCGGTCTCGGGACACAATCGATATATCGGTACAGACATAGCATCGGCATTCCGGTTTCTCGATATATCGGTCCTTCGGCGGCTGCGGATCCATGGATATAAACTTGTAAAATAAATTTGCATTTTGTTTTTACTATGCTATACTATGTGCAAGTTAGCAATAACGCTAACTGTTAACTTAACTATAGTACACTACAATGCAAAATACTAAACAACAACAAGTTACACGTTTTTTAAACAAACAAGCGCAAGCACACAAACAACAATACAGCACTGCGGCACAAACGGGCTTTATGGATCACGTAGTAACAGCTTTGGAGTTTATGATTGTTGCGGTTCCGTTTGCTATTGCAATAGTTGGATTTTGCGGTGCATTTAATTAATAAAAAACGCTTGCAATTTAAAATAACAAGCGTATAATATAAAGCGTGTTAAGCAATAACGTTTAACACGCGCTTTTTAACAATTTAACTATAGTGTGTATATTATGCAAACAATAACAGCTACGTGCAAACAAGCACAAAAAAACAGTAATAACGCAATGCAACAAGCAATGCTGCAAGTGCTTAATGCTTATGTTGCAACAAACAAAGTAACAGCAACAAAGCAAAAACACGCTAAAAAAGTAACTTACACAGCAAATAAAAACTATGTTTTATGCTATGTAACACGCGCTTTTGTTGCAAATATTTGTTTTGCAAGTGCTAACAGTGTAAGTTATACGCTAACACTTGCGCAAAATGCTAACTTAACGCAAGCAAATATTAACAATGCTTACATTAAGTGTGTAACTAAAAAAACGTTTAACAAGTATGTTAACAAAGTTAAAAACACTGTAATTAACTAAGCAATAAATAATGCAAGCACTTTTTACAGTGCTTGCATTTTAACACTACAAATAGGAGTAACGACAATGGCAAGACGATCAGACCGAGCAACTACAGCAAACAAAAAAGCAGTTCGTCGAGTACTAAGACGTAACAAGAAGTAGTAAATAGGCCCCGCTGTAGCATTACATGATATTGAAACGTATGGCACACATTGACCCCGCTGTACGGATACCTTAACTAACATTTCTATCTACCATACCTAATACACACGCTCCACTTAACCCTGTATGTGCCGCATAACACATATGGGGTTTCCTTTTGATCGATCCATCAAACATAACGGCATTCCGGTCATTGGAGACTCTTGGAGGTTTGGTATTCGATAAACTAACTATACTTGACTATTCGAAATGCCATATGCTATAATACCCCGCTGTAACATAGCACGTTTTAGTATATGCGTGTAACACTTACACAATATTAAAACAATATATGTAAAATTTACGTTTTAACGCATGTACACAGCACGTTTATACACTAAGCAATACAGCTATAGCACTATACACAATAAAACAGCTTACACGCAAATTTTGCGCTAGTTAGTATGGATTGTATGATATTCCATATAGAGGAATCACCATGCTATATCAATACCCCGCTGTAAGGTTACACGGTTAAACACATACTTGCATTTTATACGTTTACTTGCTATAATATATTTTTTTAACTTACTTACTATAACAACAATGCTAACACAAAAATTATATATGTATAACATGTCCAGCGCAACCAAATTGCGTGTAATGATGACACACGGTGATGCAGCCGCTAGACTAATCACAAAGGTTAAACGAGTTAAAGGATATCAGGCCCCGCTGTAGGATCGTGTGGGCAGGCTAGGATTGAACAGGCATCTGGTTAGGTGCCTGATACACACAAACTATGCAACCGGAATGCCGATAGCTTTTATTATATCTAAACCGATATGTCGATGAAGGTACAGTGGAACGGATTGGTAGGTGCATGGATGGTATTAGAATGGAACGATTTGACATCGAATGGTTGACATCGGTACCGGCCGTTATGGTGTATACGATTACGGTACGAATTAAGTGTGTGTTTTATTATGCACTGTTTTGGTGCTATAAAACAAAATAAAAAAGTGCAACCCTTTCGAGTTGCACTCATTTGGTGCTATCTGTAAATTAAAGGCATTGATAACACGCTAATACGTTCGCCATTACGCATTAAAAGAATGCGCCCACCTGTTTTGTCATTGTCTAACACTCGCACAATATTACGCGCGTCAATGTCTACAATCTCTTGGCACTCATTTGGTGCAATGGTGTCAAATAACCCGTTATTTAATAATACTTTCATGTTTTAAATTCCTTAAATGAGTTAAAAAAGTGCATCATCTTATTGATGATGCACTATTGTGAAGCGTTAGCCGAAAATACCGTCTTTTTCTACAATATCCAAGTCTACCAATTCGCCTTCACTTTGTGCAATCGCTGATTGACTATGTGAGTTAATGAATGTATTTAGTGCATTCAAGTGATTTTCAGTAAACCCGTTGATTCTTTTTTGTGCATCGCAAATATCTTTGTATTCGTCATAGTTATTGCGTAAAAATAGTGCCGCTGTCAATTCAGATACAGCACGGTTTAATTGCACCATGAACACTTCAGAATGTGCATGAACACCACTTTCTTTCACCTTATTTAAGTGCAACCAACGTGCTTTACAAGTTAAACCGTCGCCCGAAAAACGTGCTTTGTAGCCTAGACGATGATGCAAGCTAACACCCACACCTTGCACTACTTTTGCGCCATTGCCGAAAGTGTTTGTTGTTGTTTGTTGTGCAAAATTTGACATAATATCACCTATTTAAAGTATGTTATGCGCTTTTTTTGTGCATACTTAATGCACAATAAATGCGCGTTAAAAGTAAAGTAAAAATAAATTGTTAAAAAGCTAACTTAAAAATGCGTTTTTTTATGCGCTTGTTTTTTTAAGTTGTGCATAGTTTACAGCATATAAAAAAAAAGTAAAATTTAATTGCAATTTATTTTTACAATTTAGCACTAAAAATGCGCATTTTTAAAAAAAGTGTATAAAAAACAATAACTTATAATTTAAAAATAATTTTATTTAATGCGCATTTTTTGCGCATAATGCGCATTTATAGCGTTTTTAATGCGCATTTTTAGTGCTATATATTGCAAGCGCATAGCAAGCGCATAGCAAGCGCATAGCACAGGCCCCGCTGTTAGCGCATAGCAAGCGCATAGCATAGCAAGCGCATAGCATAGCAAGCGCATAGCATAGCAAGCGCATAGCATAGCAAGCGCATAGCATAGCAAGCGCATAGCATAGCAAGCGCATAGCATAGCAAGCGCATAAATGCGCTTTAACGCGCGTTAAAACATTAAGCAATGCTAACGTAGCATTAAAAAAAATAATGCGCTTAAAACGCATTTAAACGCAATTTAGCGCGTGTAGTGTATAAACAACAAAATGTTGTAAAAAAACAACAACAACATTTTGTTGTAAAAAAACAACATTTTGTTGTAAAAAAACAACAGACTGGGGGGGTATAGTTGTAAAAAAACAACAAATTTTTTTAAACGCAACAACTCCTAAAAAATGACCCCATAGGTAGGAAATCACCGGTCTGAATCTGTAAGTACTTCTTTCTAATTTTTTGCGCAGCAAAAAATTACACCCCTCAGGACCAATTTCGGGTTTCAAATTTTTTTGCGCAAAATTTTTTTAAACTCTGCAGGACCCGTTTCGGGCTCACAGTCCGACCAGACAATATCTAACAGTGATATATACAGTATACACACAGTGGAGTTAAAATGGAACAATATAATCAAGAGCCGGATCCGGACAGCGTAGTCCCGGGCCGAGTAGAGTTTGAAAATGGTAGCAGTAAGTTTGTACACAGTGATTCTAGCCATCTCTATACGCTAGTACACCGTCTAATGGAAACGGTAGATCGTCAAGCGCGTCAAATCTCAAGGATGGAATCATCCATAAGTGAAGTTAGGTCTACCATACGCAACCGTAGTGAATAATTCTAACGGTGTTCAAATGGTTTCAAAAACTTAAAAAATGGTGAATATACTGTTGTGCGCCTAAATCGTCTAAACAGTGAATAAACAGTGGATTCACCATATAGAGCTGAGACCTAACCATAAGGACAAAGTTTTGGGCCGGTGGCCAAAATAAAACCAGCTGGTTTTATTTTAAGTGGGTATTTAAAAAGATAAATTTTTGCTTACCGCCTGCTTCGCAGGGTCAAGGTGTTGTCATTGTTTTAAAAAGCATCAGTAGCTACTGGATCTGTTATTACCGGAGTATTGCCACGCAACATAATATTACCTTGATGCAAGTCAGTTCTAAATGATGAGTTGTGTTCAGCTACAGCGTCTAGAATAGGAAGCAATTGCGGGTAGTGTTGTTTTAAAAAATTTTCTGCTTCTTGTTCTCCAGACATTTGATCGCCAATAATCAGCATATACCATTCAGCGCCTTTTGGAAAAGTTTTTCTAATCCAATTTGCACGTTCATCGATAAACGGTACTTGATCCGGGTAAGTCGTTTTCAAACGTTTAATTACGTCTGCAACGCTTTCGATTATAATTGTAGTGTAAAGTTCTCTTAGTTTCATTGATTTTCCATTTTAGCTTTATGTGAATCAACTCGTTGTTGAAACTGTTCAGGTGTAATATTCGTACCGTGCGTTTGCAGTCCTTTGTAAACTATATCAGCTATTGCTGGATCTCTAGCTGCAGCAGTCATTACGGGAACAGTAAGCAGAAGGATTGCTCTTGGCACACTCGTAACGTATGCTTGCATTACCACTGGAGTTATTTGAGTTGGATCTAGACCATTAATTCCAGTAGATCCTTTTTTGCTAAAGTACTCATTCCATTGTTCAAAGGCGCTCAAATCTTCAGTATTCTCTATACCTAACGCTGCAGGGAATTTAGCAGCGTATTGGCTCCATACTTCTGGATTGGTTTTAATAAAAGGTTCAGCGTCAGGCCAACGTTGTTTCATTACCCGTGCTGCGTATAGTGCTGCTAGTTGTGCTCTATGGGGATGATTAGATTCTAATATGTCTTGTGCTAACGCTGGCCAATCAGTTATGCCAAATCGTCTAGCGTATTCAATTAGTTCAGATACTTGATCATAATAGCTAGCAAGTAAATCAAGATGTAACCATTCTACTAATTTTTCTTCAGCTTTGGGCCAACGTTTTTTAAGTACATTAGTAGCGTAGTCAACTAATAGTTCAGGATTGTTGCTTTCTAGCATGCTAGGTTCAGCTTCAGGCCATGGGGTAGTAACATTATCTCTAACATAAAAATATGAATATCTACTACTTGAGAACGGCATTCTTTTAAGTATCTCAGGTTCAATCTCTGGGCAGCGTTCTTGTACCTGGCCAACATATTCTCTAAATGCGTGTTGGTTATTTTCTTTAAGTATTCTAGCTTCAAGTCCTGGCCATCTTTGTAGTCCTATCACATTATTCCAATACCCAAAGCAATCTCCTATGGAAGCAAAGTTTAAAAGGTATTGTTCTATTTTTTCGTCTCTGCCATTTTTTTCTGTGTAATCAATTACGCGGTCAATGTCGATTGATTTGATCTTTGGTTTGTTTTCTTGTTTTCTAGTAACTAAGGCAGTATCTATATGTTTGAATGCTTTTTTACTAAAGAATACTGCTTGGCATGGTTCTGCTTCATGTATAACAGCGTGGAATTCGTCAACTACTAGTTGAATGCCTAGTCCGCGGAATACAGAAGACCAATCGTTAGTTACGCGTGTTGCAGGGTGACTTGTATCGTCTTCGTAATCGTAGCCGGATCTAGACTCTTTGCGTTTACGTAATTTTTCATAAGCTATACTTCTAGTAACCGTCCATAGTATTGCAGCAGGGCCTTGTGTTGGGATTTCGTTATAGTAACCTTGAAATTCTGTAGCTCGGGATTTCTCTCTGCTTATAGCGCCGTCACTAAGATGATATTGTTTTTGCAGTTTAGCTAAGTCTTTTTCTAAGTCATCTTCAGTATAGTTAGAAGTGTTTGGATTACCAGATATAACTAGTGATCTGCCTGCTCCGGTATATTTAAGTACTTGTATATACGGACGTCCAGCAACAAAATCAGGGTATTGAGTGAAATCCTTATATCGATCTACTTCATACATCTGCCAAGTTAATGCTAACGGAAAGGTATAAACACCATTGGGCGTATTAAAAGCCGACTTTGGGTTTATACCTGCTTTGTTTAAAGTTGTAAATGTTATGTAGATATCCGGGTCATCTTTATAGGGTAATAATTTCTCATATGCAGATACCTTTGGATTCTGTGCTGGTTTAGTTCTAGCTTCTATAATGTCTAGTTCATATAATTCTCTTAAGAGCATTGTAAATCCTTTAAATATAATTTACAATATTTATGCTAAAATTCGTCTACATCTAAATTGTTTATCAGGTCTCTAAGTGCAGTACTTTGTATGCTACCATTAACCTTTGCTACAGGTTTTCCGTCTGGATCTTGTGTAGTGCCGCGTGCCTTAATTGAGTTTAACAGTGCATTGCCTGCTGTGGGTGTAGATGTATTACCGTAGCCTTGATCTTCATCGATGTCTGTAATACGCAATGTATCAATATCATATCCTAAATCGATCTTCATGCCAACGCCAGAACTGCTACGTGTTTTCATAAGCTGGATTTGATATCTACCACGCTCGCGCATAGCTCTACTTGTAAAGATACCAAATACGTTATCTGCAGTTTGGATCTTACTTAACCCACCTGATATATGACTATGATCAAATTCTACTTCTTCTACTGCACCCCTATTAAGCTGTGCCGCAGTAACAAACACACAATTCTTTTCTACTGCTAAGTTTCTTAATTCTTCTGATACATATTTGTCTTTAATGAATAAGTCTGCTGGGCTAATCTTTTTACTCATTGGCATTAACAAATCCAAGTAATCTACTAGTAATACGTCAACTTTTCTATCTGTTTTAATTTCATATTCTTTTAAATAACTTCTAATATCGTTAGCAGTTTTACCTGATGGCATATATTTTACTTGTAATGATCCTGATTTCTTAGCAGTCATTTTAACTTTAAGTTCTACATCATCGATATTTTTAAATACTTCTCTAGTCGAAACGCCTGTTATCATACTATCAATACGCATAGATACAAGTTCTTCACTAAGTTCTAGTGTTAAATAAACTACGTTAAATCCTGCTAGTGCCCAGTTAACACCTAAGTTAGCTAGGAATAAACTCTTACCTGCGCCTGACCCACCTGCAAAAATATTAAGCTCTCCCCTGTTCATACCACCGAACAGTTTGTCATCCATGTTCTTCCAACCTGTAGATACTTGGCCGTTCTTGTCTTTAATCTTCATTAATCGTTCACGCGGATTAGCAAAGTAGTCTGTACCTAAATCTTTTTGTAAGCCAATTTGTACTGCTTGTTTAATTTTATCTTCTACTGGACCGTATTCGCCTTTTTCAAGTAAGTCGGCTGATTCATTAATAGCACGTTCTAATCCTTTGTGTCTAATAAATGTTTCAAAGTCGTTAAGCAGCCAATCATAATGTTCTTCTTTGAGTCCGTCTACTTCTTTAAAGTCGCTCTGCGTAGCAGCGTTAATTATATCGAAAGTTGGCATTACGTTGTGTTCGTCAACGTAACTGTTTATAAAGTCTGCTGATTTTTGTAATTTACGATCGAATAATCTGTAATCAAATATGGATTGGCATCTAACAAATGTAGCTGCATCGCTTATCATCATTTCTAAATATAACTTCTGTATATCATAACCATAGTCTACGTTTTGTGCCATTCGATGTCCTTAAAATATTGTTTTGCTCTTAGTTGGATCTTAAGTGAATAAGATTGTTTTGCATCAATAATTAGCCAGAGCGTAGCCAATCTACCTAATTTAATAACAGCATCGTTAACATCTTTAATGCCATCGGGCCAGTCTGGCATGCTAACAGACCAGCCATATTCTATTGCTTGTTCTACAGTTTTAGGACCTTCGTGGTCTCTATCTGGTACTAGTATAATTTCTTTGTTTAATCTTTTCAAGAGCCAATCTTGTTTTTCTTTTATTTGTGAACCTAGAATAGCGCAACCGTCTATGCTAATAGCATCAAATGGACCTTCGCATACGATGACAAATGCTCGATCATGTGTTTGCCTATCTAAGTTGAATACATAGTCAGGTTGTTGCTCAGAGAAGTAGCGTAGTTTCTTTTCTTGTGTTACCAGTCTTGCAGTATATCCTACGATGCGTTTTTCATAAAAGAATGGAATAATAAGTCTATCGTTAAATCCAGTTTTAGGAGTCCAATAAAACGGATAGTCTTCTAAGTATAAATGTCTTTTATCGATGTATTCTAAAACTGGAATTAGTTTTTCTGGTATTTTGTCTAAAAATGAAGTAATAGGGTGTGCATCAATTGGCATAGTTCTTAATTCAAATTTAGGCATTAGTGTTTTCATTACATACGTTTCAGATGCTTCTAAACGGAATGCTTCTAATGTAAGTTTACTAATTTCACTATCGCTCATGTTCAAGTAGATCATAAGTGATTTCATATTTTTACTAATGTGCCGACCTGGTTGCCAACTAGCCTTAAAGCTACAATTGAAGCAGTGAAACGTAACTGCATCGCCATCGTTAATAATAAATCCGCCACGTTGGCGGGTATCCTGGCAACAAGGTGCGTTGCCAGTTATCCATCCGCTTAAAGTTGTTTTAGTTCGCCTACCAGTAGTCCAGTACATTCGCAATGTATCTGTAATAAGGTTCATGATAGGTATGTTAATTTAAAAATGTATTATACTATGAAACGGTAACTTTGTCAACAGTTCCGGTAGGGTTGATGGGGTGATTTCCTTGATATAACACACGGAAATATTTAAAGTCGCCTACAGGTAATGTATAGCGTAGTATAGTATCTTCAGGTGTCACTGGAATATCAATTTTAGTTGCATGTAAGTATGAATTAACACTAATGGTAGAGTTAGTGGTGCCTTCTAACCAAATGTTCCCAACAAAGCCAGTGACCTTAATTTCAATCCAAATTTGATCAGTAGCAACTGCTTCGTAAAATGTAGTCGGTATAGAGCTAGTGTGGTATATAACCTTGCCCATGTAATCGATCTCACCGGTAAATGTTTTGTAGACTTTATCATCACGGAATGTAGGCATTGCATCGCCTATCAACTCTATAGTACCAACTGCACCAAATCTTGAGTCGGCATATAACATAATATCTTTACCGTCTTTAACTGCGCTAACGCTATATTTTAAAAACTGCGGAGATAGATCTACTAAGTCATCTTCTGGAATAGTTACATACGCTATACCTTTTTTTCCAGTAATCGGAGTAATCACATACGGGCTATTTGGTAGTGCATTACCCAATGCATCCATAATGTTTAACGAAATGCCGCTTAATGTAGTTAAGTCAATTCGTTTTTGGTCTGCATTTTTAATGTCAAACTCGATAGTATTATCAATACCATTATATATTTTTACGTTTCTTTGATACACGTTTGTGAACTCCACTGTAAACCCAGCCAGATCGGCAATAAGCTCGATACGATTTGGGTATAAATAACTTGATATTTTTTGCATTGGCAATATCCTTTATATATATTTATGGCAAACTTAAGAGATAACATAGAACAAAATCTACCATTTATTAGTGTTTTAAACTACGGAAATGAAGAATACGTTGGAATAGTAATTAATCAAGACCAATATGTGACTAGTTTTTACGATTTAAATGCAATACAGTCTGCTGAAGACAAAGCTTCTTTCTTAGAAATAGGAGAAATATGGTGGTGGGAGTCAAATCGTCAATTTCCGATATCTATTTTTTGTAGAGAAGAAATTCGACCGTTTGCATACGCAATCAAAACATTTAATAGTAAAGACACACGTATTATATTAGGTCCGGTTGTTAACTTGATGAATTTAACAATTAAACGAGTTAAACGAAAATCTGTTCAACTCGTTCGAAGACCACCCCGTTAGTTTTGTTCACAAATTAAATTCATTTGTACCACAATTGCCATAGCATACGCAATGGCATGTGATTTACGGAATGCGTATCCTGCATCAGTGTCTGTGTGGTCCCATATTTCGTTCATCACCGTAGTCCATTCTTTCCCAATCAAATAGCGTTTCGCCGGTCTTATCATCGCTAGGACTGCAGCTAATTGTTCCACCGAAGTCGGCTGCATCTGTTTCAGAATATCGGTATGCCCGTTTATATGAAATAGTAGATTTACAAAATCTTCTTGAAGAAGTAGTTCCCATATTGGTTCAGTTCCCATTAAATGTAATAAATGATTATTGTCTCTAATGTCTTTGTATATGTTGACATTTAGAAAATCAATTTTAAAATATCCCCTTTGCTCGGCTTCTTTATAGTCAATTGTACTTACACCTGTTATAGGATTGTGTGGTATGTTTTGACAATAGATGCCGGTGTTATGTCTCTTAAAAGTGTTTTCGTTACTAATGGCTGCCGTAACATGTTTCATCTTTGTTAGCGCGTGTGATCTATCAAAGAAATCTATATCTATGTCAGGCATGTGTGAAGAACCTCCAATTATAAAGCGGTTTTATTACAACCGCAATATTTATGTTCATATGTTGCTCTCCTTGACCACTGTTTTTACAAGGGCTACATCATCCGATAATTTCTTAAACTTGCTAATCCAAAACGGAACATCTAATGCCAAACTCACTACAGCTAGTTGCTCGTCATTAAATTTTTGTATAAGTTGTTTACCAGAATTACAGTTTAATACTAGCCATGGACTAATTTTTCCATCCTTAATATCATACATTGCTCTATTTAAACTTACATATAAAAAATATTGATTCCACAATGCATTGTTTGCATCACCCCAATCTAACATATGGGTAATACTGCGTTCTAATGCGGTATCTGCAGATTCGGTTTTAATTAAATCTACAACATACTTGTCATATAAATCATCTCTACACCAATGATCTAATTTAACACCGCTTGTTACTACATACGATATAAACTTATCAGGGTATAGTGGTTTTACGTTACTAACAAAACTTCCAAACTTAACAAATGCATTGTAATATGGACTTTTACAAAAATCTTCATATGTTTTCATGCCATGGAAGTTTTGTGTCTTTTGATAAAATGTATTGTATGTTTCAAAGCCTAATACTACATGTTTATCTCGTTGGGCCAAGGCTCTGCGTTTTGGCTCACAAACGTGTACTGCAAGAGTAGATTCTTTTACGTATTTGCTCTTGCAGTATTGGCATTGAAATGGCTTAGAAGGAGTTAAATTCATTTTTTGAATTTCTTTTTAATTTCTTTATCGTCTAAACCGTGGTCTTTAGCAAGCTCGGTTATTTCTTTATCAGTAGTTAACGATGCAAGCATCTCAACTTCTTTCATTTTCATACTAGGATACATTTCGGCTAAAAATACTACTTTTTTATTATCGGTATTATCTTTTTTCTTAAATCCAATCCATTGATGGAAAAACGTTTTCTCGCCGTTATATGAACACATACACAATAGCATCCACATTAATTTAGGATGTTGTTGTAGGTCAAACCAATGCTTGTTAAAGCATTCGTTTACTGAATAAACAAAATGTTCTTGAATATCTCTAGGTTGACCTTTTACATTACTAATATATCTATTTAGAATAAACAATTCACTCTTTAATAGCTTTTGATTAGTTTCGTCAAGTTCATCCCACAGTTCTCGTATACCCAAATCAACTGCTTGTATTTTTTCTTTTAGTTCTAATTTTTCAGTCATTATAGTAATTTGTCTAAATGTATTAATTCGCTTTGGCGTGATACTTCTTTTACAAAATATGCACAATCGGGTTTTGATTTTTGTTGTAACGGTGTTGCTAGTAAATGACCTAATTTCATTTTAGGAAAATACCATTTAACATCGTTGTAAAAATTTACAATTTCGATCTTCTTGAATTCAATCCTAAAGTCTGATATTGGGTTAAACACTAGTGCATCAAACCCTCTATCATTTAAACTAGTTAACGGGAGTATTTCGATATGTGTTGCACTGCTACCATCTCCTACTGCAATACACCAATCGATTGGCATAGTTACTTCGTTATTACCAATTTTTAATACCATTGCTGGCGAATTAAATGATTCTAAATAGATTAATGGTGCAAAGAAGAAATCCGGATCTTGAGGATTACTGTTATCTAATACACCAAATCGCATGCTATCATCAACTTCGTCAGGCAAGCTGTTAAGTGAATACCACTCATTGTTAACTGTTAATATATTCATTTCCAATCTACCTTATTAATTTCAAATGCATATTTTGCATCTTTATAAAATTTCTTTCTTTCTGCAAGATGTCTTTTAGCATATTTGCAAGTACTAGTAATATCATAAATTTGCACAAAGTCTTTATCGTGTGCCTTTCTAATTCCTCTACCAATACTTTGTATAACTCTTGTAAAACTTTTACCGGGTTCGATTAATACTAAATTAAAAATACGCGGAATATTAATGCCAACAGCAGCAACGCCATATGTTGCTACAATAATTTTATTTGATGCTGTTTTTACTTCGTCGTATTCTGTTTTTCTATCTTTTGTTTTTACATTACCTGATACAAATACTGCATCTTCTATTTCATTTATAATAAAATTACCTGTTTCTATTCTACCAACTAACACTAATGTATTTCCAGTTTCTGCAATAGTTCTAATAGTATCACTAATAAAACGCATTCTATCTTCATTTGTAACCTGATATTTTAATTCATCTGCATATGACCGAAATGCTGGTAAATCAATTAGCTGCAGTACCTTTACATGACACGCAGACAATACACCTGCATCTTGTAATTCATGTGCTTTAATACCGCCTACTACAGGACCAATGCTTGCAAAGATTTGTTCATATTCAAACTTTTCTTTAGGCACCGTACCTGTTAATCCCCACCGAATTGGAGCATTACATAAGTTATGTGTAAGTAAGTTTTTTAATACATCGGCTTTTGCCATATGGACTTCGTCAACAATTACTGCGCAAACGCCGTCTAAAAATTCTGCTAATGTTATAATGTCGTGTTCTTGATTTTTACTTTTCTTATCTAGTATGTTTAAACTTTGCCATGTACAAATTGTGTGTGTTTTGTCTAAATCCTTTTTATCACCGTAATACATACCTACATCAAGATTCACGTTAACGAAGTCTTCACATGTTTGTTCTACTAAACTCTTATTTGGAACAATAACAATAGTACGACCGAATGGTTCACATACGTGAGCAAGCGTTGCTGTTGTTATCGTGTTATGAGTTACAATATAATCATCAGTAATATATAAATGATCCGGACTATCAATTAAAATACATTTAACTGGTTCAGTAGATACTAAGTTAATATCTGTAATATTAAGTTTTAAAGTATTTCCATATTGATATTTAAAGTTAGTAGCATTTTGTTTCCTAGATAATGATGTAAGCATCCACGGTTTAGGAAACTTAGTAGACACGGTATAAGAATCTTTACACGGGGTTCTTATTCCATTATACATATATGTATTATTAGTTTTTGTAAAAAGTTTTGCAATTCCACCGACACTTCTAACTAATCTTTGAAATCCGACCGCTAACTCATAACTAACCGATGTAAACTTAACACTAGATTTGTCAATTGTTCCATCACTATCAACTAATCCTCGTATAAGTTCTAATCGTTGTTCTAAACTACCTTTAAAATATATTTCAGGTATGAATTTAGAATGGCTGTATGTCTCCATTAAGTTAAGGTCTGTTAAAATTTGAATATATTTATGAAATGAACTTTTAGAATCAGTAATATATCCTTTTTCATTTCTAATTTTATTTTTCATATGTAACGATTTTTTATTTTGTAAAATTTTATCAGTTTTAAATGAAATTCCATAATCATACCGTGTTACATGCGTAACTTTATAGTTTTCGTCTAACTTTGATGAAACTTTGTTAATTAGTTCATCATCAGCTGAACTAAATCCAACATGGTTATTTCTAAAACTACCGTCACCTAATAAAAACCCTAACAGCCATGGATCTAATGGTAAATTAATATCAGTATTATCATATTCCATAGTAGCCAATGGGATTCCAACTGATCTCTTAGTAGATTTTTTTAGTTTAATTAACTCACGTGTTGAAATATTCCGTATTGAACCTGTTGACGATCTGCCCCACCCAATATTATATATTGGCCATATGTGGTCTTCACATGATCTTGCAGATCGTCCATCATAGAATGATAGTTCATACACATCCTTAATTCCTGGTTCATAAATTTCTAATATTGGCACTGATTTTCCGGTTGGAGTTATTACATAATCCCCAACTTGCATTTCGCCCATTGTCTTCCACCCATCCGGTGTTAAAACTTTACTAGAGTAAGGTTGGCATTTACCGGCACCTGTGGCAATTTCTTGTAATGCTTGAGTTTGTGTTAAAAATTTATTAATAGCTTCAACTTGATAGTCACGTAACATAATAGGCTGTCCGGCTTGAGAATGCCCTTCAGGCCATACTTTGCCTTGATCTGCCCAATATGATTCTGTAACTGGTGTAAAGTTTAATTTATAATGCTTTCTTAAATCTTCTATTTCGTCTATTTCAATACCGCTTTTATTAAGTACAGATAATATTGCTTCTAAATTATTTAAATATCCAGTCCCGCCTAATCCAAATAGGCTAACAGTGCCGTCCCATCTACCTAACTTAAAAGAAGGTTGATATCTAGCATACGGCACTTCGAACTTAAATGTGTTTGCTAATTTCTTACGCACATCTAATGGCAAATTTTCAAACTTAATATTAACTTCGTCTTTTATGACTAATTTAACTCCCATATGGATTCCTCGTTTCGATTAATGGTTCTGATGGCGTATATGTTATAATCAAATCACTACATTTTGCATATACTGCCGTTTTACTGTGACGTAGTGTGTTGTTAATACATAATACTGTCATTGGTTTCCACTCTGTTTTAAGAAAGAACTTTGGTAATTTTCCTCCGAGTACTCCTGCAACGATTGTTGAATCATCGAGCATAGTATTATACTGTCTTTTTGCAATTGCGTCATTAAATATTTTACCATCAGGTGTATTATCTAATCTAAAGTAAATACCGATCTTATCTGTGATAGTATTATTAGTTAACGCGGTTGATAACTCATTAAACTGTACTATTGTGTTTAACGTTGTAGTTTGATCAAACACTACTAGTAGAGGTAATCGATTTAATTCAATTAACGATTTAATAACAGTTGTTAAAGAATGAATATTGCTGTTTACCCATAATTTAGTAGATGGTCGATTAGCAATAGTTTCAGTCAACGTATTACAATTACATGGAACATTATCAGTATATTGATAACGATGTTTGCGATCTTTAATTAACAGATTAGTAGGTGTGTTACCTATATCAGTCGTAACTATAGATTTAAGAACACTGTTCGAATTGTTAGTAAGTAAAAATTGATCTAAGATTTCTAATTTATTCCACGAAACGATTGTATTATATATTTCTTGGAGTTCTGGTTCAACTTCAAAATTATATTGTTCTAAGTTTTTTATTACAGTATATAAGTTACGTTCGGTATAATCAGCAATATAAAAAGACCCCGATTTTACTTGAATAATAGTCGATGATAATGGTTTTAAATGATTACGAATCGTACTCGAAAATGTAAATTCAATTGCAATCACACCAGTGTAATTATTTCGAAATCCGTTGTATTCTGGAATCATATTAGACCCAGCAGGAATATGATAAATTTTCTTAATATCCGGAAGTATGCGAAATGAATTTTTCCATTGCGGGGTATCTAAATATTCTTTATAATCAGGTGTTGCTTCTAAAAGAAATTGCGAGTATGACGGTGTGTTTAAAATAGTAATTAATAAATTACTTTGTTTTTCAGTAATATATGTATCGGACATCATTGCACTGTGTAAACTTTGCAATGTTTTGTTATCTCTTGGCGAGAATGGCGGTTTTAATGACATACTTTGTAAGAATACAAAGTGAAGAAGGCTGTCTATTGTTTTCATGTGTTATACACCTATAGTAGTGACGGGCACTAAGCCCGTCATATTATTTAAAGAGTTGCGTCTTCCATGCCTGCACATCTTAGTCGTATAATATTGCTTAATGCATACGATTTCTGATCTAAGGCTTTTGTAATACCCAACCATTGATTTCTCAGTAGTGCAAATTCGTTAATAACAAGTTCATATTCGATTACATCGTCTTCACCTTCTACATACTTTTCACAATCGCGACTACTTAATGCCCTTGCGTATGTTTCTAAATATTTTCTAAAGTGATAACTCTTTAATCTTTTAAGTTCTATATTAAGGAACTCAAGGATAGCTTCGACTTCTTGAAGCTGTCCATATCTATGTTCTACAATGCCTGGCATTGCTGCAGATGCTTTTTCTACATTTCCTATTATTTTACACTCTTGTTTGGCACTTGTCAACTCTGTTTGAAAATATACAATGCCGTCAGGTAGTTTTGTAATGTCTTTTACGATTGTAGAATACCAACTCATTAAAACTCCAATTCTGAATAATCGTCATCATCTTCGTCGCTATTATCTTCTAAGTAGTATGTAATAGCTTGATCTAATACAGGATCAATACCAATAGCACCTTGAAAGGTACGATCAGTAGCACCAAAGTCTGCTAACAATTCAATAAATCTCTCAGCAGCAATTTCTGCTTGTTTCTTATCAATATAATCTGCAAACAACAACCATACATCAGCAATTTGTGTTTCATTCAACATTATTATCGTCCTCCATGACGTAATCATCTTCAATGATATCTTCAATGTCATCAAATACCACTGGTACATCAGTAAACTCGTTCATTGCTCTTAACAACGAATCATTAGTATTACTTTCCCATTCCTTACGGTACAATTTAATTTCAGTACCATCAGTTGCCACATATTTAAGTCTATTTCCATCTTTTTTCAAGATATTCTTTTTCTCAAATAAATCAACTAAACCACTAAATGGGTTCATACCTGTAGTATATGGAATTTTAATTTGTAATGACTCAAATGGTTTAGCATAACGTGTTTTCATAATTTTACATGAGGCACGAATACCGTTAACTTCGCTAACTTTATTACCATCTTCGTCTTCTTTCAATTTAAGTTTTTTCATTGCTACTACAATACTAGATGCATAGATAAAACCTTGACCGCCTGAAATCTTATCGTCTGGATCAAACATATCTTGTGATGCATAACTATGGTTAGTACATACTAAACCTACATTGTGACTACCGAACATATTAACACAGTTACGAACGAGTGCTGTAAGTGCTTTAGGTTTACGACCCATATCACCTTTTAAATCACCTGCTTCGAATTGATTAATATCAGTCGGAGTTAATAACATACCTAATGAATCTACTACAAACAAGACTTTCGGTTTGTCTTCCATAGCTTTGTATTCTTTCATAAACTCACTTATAGTTTTAGCTACGTCATCAATCATAGCCATGTTAAGTTTAAGAAGTTTTTCTTCACTTGTATCTACACCTAGTGCGTGTAGCCAAGCTTCGTCTAGTGCGTTTTCAGAATCAATCAATACTACATAAATTTCTTGTTCTTGAGCGTGTTTAATGATATTACCTGAGCAGATGTAACTTTTACCTGCACCTGATTCGCCTGCAAACACAGTTACTTTGCCTAATGGAATACCTTTGTTGAAATCTGAACTAATAAGATAGTTCAATGCGAAATTGCCAGTACTTACCCAATCTGTAGGATCATTAAAGCCTACACCTAAGCCGTCAATGCTTTTTGTTAGAGTTTTTCGAAATTTTGTTAAATCAAAGGGACGAGTAGCCATTAGTTATCTCCGTGTGTAGTTTTCTATTTTCTTTTTTGTTATGTTTGCCAAACCGATCTTTACGTTCTTCTGCTGTCATTTTAGATATTTGTTCTTTCTTTATATTACTCATTTTTTTACATATTTCTGCATTATGAGTATACTCTAATTTTGCTTGAGATTCTCTCATTTTTCGTTTAGTTTCATCAGTATGCTTCATACCAATATGTCCATTAGATTTACCTTTTTTTGCTAAAGAAATTGCCAATTTTCTCTCTTCAGACATAGGACCTCTAAGTTTTCCACTCAATGATGCTTTTATTTTTTGACGCTGTTCGTTAGTAAATCCTCGGCGTTTAGCAGATGCACTCATTTTCTTAATAGTTTCCACTGAATGACGCTTATTGAGCATTCCGGTGATACCTTGTTTAATATTCTCTCTCATTTTTTTTCGAGTTAATGGTCCTGGATTTATTAATCCATCGCCTCCATCTGTTAAATTGTGTAATATACCGGTACCTATATCTTTTCTACCATAAAAAGATATTAAATCTATTTCTAATGAAATTGCTGCTGACTCAAATAAATTTTCTTTTATGAATTTAATTTTTGATTTATCTTTTGGAACGCTGATTCTACCATGCGTCTCAAAAGCTCGATTTTTTTTACCTTTACCGATATAATACGGTGTATTATCAGATTTTCTTAAATAACTGTAAACATAAAAAATAGGGGTATGATTATTATCAAAGGGTTTTGTTGCCATGAATATACTCCAAACAATGTAACGTAGCAAGACCCCTTGCTACGTTAATCTTACACCTATTAACCGCGGTTACGAATTCTTGCTAAAATATCATTAGCACGAGAATCGCTTGATGCCGCAGGCGCTGTGTCAACAGCAGTTGGTGGAGTATATGCATTAACAGTTTCAGCTGGCTCATCCCAAGGTAATTCTTCTTCGACTTTGTGTACTACAGGAGCTACGGGTGCAACAACTGGTGCTACTGTAGCAGTATGCGTAGGAGCTGCATTTTCGTCAAACTGTACACCATATGGTCTAAAGTATTTGCCCCAACGTTCGATGTCATATGCTTCACCATTTACTGATGCTTCAAACATTTCCATCATAACTTTAAGTTCAACGTCGTTTGGTTTTTTAGGTAAGTAGTCTGATAAGTTTGGTAATCCAAATTTATCAATTGCTGCATTTTCAGCATCGCTTAATGGACGTGTGTTACGTTTCCAAGTTGATGTTGAATAATCAGCAAAGCCGCCTTTGCTACCGACACGTAATGTAAAGTCGAAACCATTTACATAGTCTGTAGGTAATTCTGTATATTCTTCGTCAGTTAATGCTGCGTGAATTAATTTGTTAATTTGTGGTCCGATAATAAATCTACGGATTGAATTTTCAGGTGGTTCTTTTTCGTCTAAACCGTCTTTAGATACAAAGCCATGATAAATGAAGCTACGTTTTTTCCAGTATTTACGACCCATGTCTTCTAATGAAGGATCTTTAAACCAGGGACGCACTTCTGAAAGAATCGGACATACTGAACCGTCGTTATACATTTCAACGCATGGTACATTTACTGTTACTGCTTTATTATCTGTTTGACCTTTAATACCTGCAAAAGGTAATTTGATTACGTTGCGTTCAACCCAGAAAAAAGTGTTATCTGGATTACCGTCTGGTAGGAATCTAAAAGTTGCTTCGCCGCCTGATTTAATAGTCCAGAAAGGATAAATTGATTTATCGCCGCCTGTGTTACTATCTGTTGTACGTGTTTCTGCCGCTTTTAATTTTGCTCTGATTTCTGCTAGTGTTGCCATTTTATTATCCTATGTGTTTTGAATTTAACACACAGATTTTACTCTGTGTGTTATATAGCCTATGTGTTTTATTACTAATATTTTTTGTGTTTTATACTTTAATATATAATGCCTTACTGTTAAAGTATGTGCGTATTATATACTCTATTATTTATATGAGCAAGAGAAATCTTTCACTTTTTCATATTCTTTTTACCATTTTGCTAATTGTACTATTCTAGCTAAACTATCTTCATTTTTAAACGAAACTGATTCAGCAGTTTGTTGTTGTGTCGCTGTTCCTGGAAACACTGTTACACCTTCTGGTTTTTCCGGAGGTGGTGTTTGAATTGATTGGCCAGCTTCTTGTTGTTGAAGAGACCGTTGCAGCTGTCCAAGTGCAGAGCTATTATACGCTGATTGTTGGGCAGGTGCTGCCGGAGCTGGTGCTTGTTGGCTTTGGAATGCAGGAGTAATTGCCGCTGCGCCTGCCGGAGCTGGAGCCGGTGTTTGGGCTGGATTCATATTCTTAATTGCTGCATCATATGCTGCTTTTTGAGCAGGATCCGTCGGAACTGCAGGAGCAGGTTTACTAGGATCCATATTGTTAGTAGCTTGTACACCGGCATCACGTTTATCTGACTTTGCTTGCCAATCCATTGCTTGTTGTGTTTTAGGCCCCATAATGCCGTCAGCTTTAAGTGGATAACCTTTAGCAATTAAATCTTGTTGGATTTTTACTACTGCAGGATCTGGCTTAGCTGCAGGAGCTTGTTGCTTTTGTGCTGTTGTAGCTGCTGGTTTAGCTGCAGGAGCTTGTTGTTTTTGTTGTGCAACAGGTTTACCGCTTGTTCCTTGTTGCTGCGGTGCATTAACATCGATACCTGCCATTTTTGCAGGATCTGTGTTATTCCAACCTTGTGCTACGCCTTGTCCAAAATTTTGAGCACCTTGAACAACAGTATTAGCTGCATTACTTGCTGCATTTTTCACAGCATCAACTGCGCCGCCTGCATGGTTATATGCATACTGCCCGGCATCAGCAATTGCGCGTGGAACAGCAGTAGCATATCCTGCTGCGCTGCCGAGTGCATTGCCCATTGATTGCATTATCCCGCCTTGCGGTTGCTGTGTTGCTTGTGCAGCTTCGTACATTGCTAACTTTTCATTTAGTTGATTAACTCTAAATAAAAGTGCGTTTTCTGTAATTTTTTTCATTGTTATCCTCTTGCTAGTTGAATGATTCTAGCTAAACTGTCGCCTTGACTAAATGTTACATGTTCTGCAATCGGATCTGCATGATCAAAATCTCCTTGCGTATTATCGAATGGTTCAGACGGAGCAATTGACTGATCCATGTCTGCTTTTAATTCATCATAACCTGTAATTCTATCTTGGGTATTAGCTGATTGATTTTCCCAATCAATTGCTTGTTGTGTTTTAGGTCCTAAGATACCATCGGCTTTAATAGGATAGCCTTTAGCTTGTAGTTCATATTGTAACTTTTGTACAGCTGGATCAAACTTAGCTTTAGGCGTTTTTGGTTGTCCTGCAGGATGTGGTTTATCAGCATGTGGTGCAGTACTATAAGGATGTACCGCATCTAAATCTGATGGTCCACTTAAATCATCTACCGGTGGATGATCTTGTGCATAGCTAGTATCAGATGGATTAAACTGATGTGCTTGCGGAGTCGGAGCAGCATATTCATGCGGTGCATTAAGCATACTGTTTGCAATATCGGGTGCATCACCTGCGCCAACTGATGCACTTTTTGCTGAAGGCATGTCGGCTACACCACCGCCGAATCTATCAATACCCCAATCATTTGCGTCTTGTGTAAACGTTTTATTTACGTGGTTTGAGATATCATTATATGCACCTTTTCCGACTGCGCCAATCCCGCGGGCAATTTCTTTTGCAACTTTTGGACCTTGATTAATAAGTGGATCACCTATACTATGTCCAATTCCAGATGCTAAGTCGCCAACTGCATTATTGACATTATCTTTACCTGTATTCATGTAGTCGCTAAAGTTTTGCATTGGATGTTCTGTTGCACCGATTACATTAGGAGCATCTCCGAATGCACCTTCAATCAATGCCATTGTTTCTCTTAGAGATTTAACGGAATCTAGAAGTACGGTTT